CTCTCTTTATAAAATGACGGTTTCGTTCGGTATGTTCAAACTTTTGATCTTCGGCGGATCATCGCCGGGATTCAAGTTAACATCCTCGCGCGGCAAGTTAAACGTTAATACATGCGGCTGCTCATAAGTTCTTGGGCCGCCGGTTTCGGGCTTGGGCACGAGCAGGGCGGCAATTTCCCTGTGATTCTTACAAAAATCCATGGCTTTGTCGAGTCCCATGACAAATAAGGCCGTGGCCAGGGCATCGGCCGTGGCGGCATCTTTGGCTAGTACGGACACTCCTGCCAGCTCGTCCGCCGGTTGCCATTCGATTCGTTCCAGCGTTCTCCAGACCGGAGTATCGTTTTTCGTCAGGGCCACTGCTTCGCAGATGGTGACGTTGCCGTTGAGCAGGAGGGCTTTGCGTCTTGCGTCTTCCAGCGACTTGGCGTGTGCCGCTAGTCTCCCTTCCTGCATGATGGCTATGCCGTGTGCTGCTTTGGGAAACACCGGGTCCACGCCTGCTGCGAGCAGGGCCGGTCCTGGCAGTGTACCCAGGTAGCGTGGTGGGTGACTAACGAGGTAGCCTCTTGCGAACGTGGTAGTGGGGAGGAGGTCTATCACTACTCTTCCATCTCCTCGTCGTCGTTGCTTTCCAAGCTAGGCAGGAGGAAGTCTGCCGAGTCCACGTCTGCCAGCTTGGATTCTGTTTCTTCCAAGGCGTCGGTGACGTACCTATGCAGCAGGTGGAGGCGTTGTGTCTCCTGTCTCAGCGCTCTTATCGCTGATAGTTTGGGGTCGCCTTCTCCTATTGCTTCTGCGTTATTGGATGAGGAGTTATTGTTAGCTCTCATCTCTTCGGCGGTTGTGTCCAACGACTCCGGTCTGTATCCTGCCAATGCGAAGGGCAGGGACATGTTGCCCCAGTCTTGATCTACCTTATTATATTGCCGGTTGAAGATGTCCGAGGCGAGCACTCTTCCTTCGTTGGGCAGGAGCACGCCAGCCTTCACCAGCTTCTCCACCATTACTGTCATGCGTTCTGGATCTCTAGTCACTGGCGAGTTAGAGACGAAGGTCCAGTATTTTACTTCGTACTCGGAGAGCAGCTTGTGGTTTATCACGAAATCGAAGTCGTTCCTTTCCGGCTCGAACACCTGTTCTTCTGCGAAGCGGATGCTGGCTTGTGCGGTGGCGCGGTTAAGGGAGGCTGGTGTTTCTCCTCGCAGTATGGGGGGAAGCCTAAACGCCTGTCCCACCTTGTCGATGTTTCGTTCGTCGTACTTGGAGAACAGTTCTTCCTTGTACTGCGCTTCGGTAAGTGGTTTTAGTTCCAGCTTGAGCTTGCCTGTTTCCGCCGTGCCTTGTTCCTCCGCTTCGATGATGAGGATTTTATGGAAGTTCTCTTGCCCTTTAATCTCTCGGTCTATGTAGTTCTCCAGTCTTTCCACTGCGTTGTCGGCGAGTCTGCCGTTGCTAACGAGGAGGGCGAGTGGCGGGACGGATTTATTATCGAAGTAAGCCAGGTTCACTTCTTCAGCCGAGCGGCTACCTAATACGGAGAGGAGAGCGCCGATCCATCTTGGCACGCCGTATGGGGTACGGGAGGAGTGGATGTTCCAGTAGATGATCTCCGTGGCTGGCGCATCCCCTTCTTGGATCATTTGTTCTCTTTCTTCTTCCGTGTTTATCACCTTACCTGTACGCATGGAGACTGTACGCGGGTCGCCGAATTCTTTGAAGTAGACCACCTTGGTTCCGGTCGTCTGCGCGAAGTGTCTAAATCTTTTTCTTGTGGTGACATCTTCGTAGGTGAGCGGGCCTGTCTTTTGTTTTCTGGTGATGGGCACGAATGGTCCGTTGAGCGGCATGAGCCGCATGGTATGGGATGGCACGTAGACGAGCCTGGAGACTTGGCCTGCTTTGTTACGCAACACTTCCCAGTATGCTCCGCCTGTTGTTTCCTTGTCCTCTCTGGTTATGCGTCGTAGCTTTGTGAAGGAGTAGCCGTCGGTGGCGGTAAACCCTTCGAACAGGTTACGCAGGAAGAGGTATTCTTTTCTGGCTTCTTTATGCATTGTTTTTATTTGCGTGTTTATCTGCTCGTCCGTTGGGTTGTCTCCGCCCGGCACGATGCCTTGCTCCATCAGGTCTCGCACTTGTTGTTTAGCTTCTTCGCCGTCCAGGTTGATGGTAGGTTCCCAGTGGTGGCCGAAGCCGTCTATGTTGGTAGCGTATGCTTCCACGCATTGTTTGAGGGCGGAGGAGTGTTCGAGGAGGAAGCAGAGGGAGTTGAAGTCGTATGGCGGGTCGAGTGCTCCTGCGGTTTGGAACGGCAGGTTGTTCTCGTCTGTTTCCGCCATAGCGCGGGACCATGCGTCCGAGCCTGGTTTATCTCCCACCACTGTAGCTTTGAGCACGGTGGTTCTTTTTGCCTGTCCTTTGTAAGCTTCTTTGACCACGAAGGCGTGGTGTGGGTTTACGATGGGCTTGCCTTTGGCTTCCGTCATTTTATTCCGTCCTTACGTTGTAACCTGCCACCTCTGCCCACGCTGTGCCTGCTGTGTAGGCTGTAGTTTGAGCGCGGATGTATTTTACCGTCTCGTCCACGTACACGTTCGCCGCCCAGCCTGGTGTTCCTGCGTTGGAAACGGGGCTGCCCACGTTGGACCAGTGGGTACCGTTCTGCGAGGCTTGGAACTGTATGGTGCCGTTCCAGTTATTGGAAGCGACGTGGATAGTTTTATGCGTGAGGTTCCTCACGTCTTTGGCTACTCCGTCTCCTGCTCCTGCTGGTGGTGCTACTGCGGCTTTCACTTCCAGCTCTATGTTATCCTGTCTCATTTAAAACCTCCTTGCGCTAGGCGCTATTTTTTTAACCTACTGGAAGGCTAGTTCCATAGGTTTCTTTTTTTTGTTTCCGCCCACCACTCTAACTCCTACCTTGGTTGAGTTACGCACTGAGCCTTTGAGCAATTTGAAAGCCAGGCCGAGGCCTTGGCTGAAGGCGTCTACCATGTCGTCGTGTCTGCCTATGGGGAACTCCATTAGCTCGCCGATCAAGTTACCTCGAGCCGGGTCCCATTCGCTACTTTCTGGATCCAGGTGTCTTGCGAACCTCACTTGATCTCTTTCCATGATTGGTGTCACGTCCATGAGGCGTTGGTACTTGGAGACTTTTGGTTTGCATATCTCCAGGTCTTTCATCATCTCCGGGTAGGATTCAACCAGCCATTGGTCCAACGTGGACTGGCCTGCTTTTTCCAAAGCCACGACTGGGTTGTACCAGCGTTGCCAATCTTTGTGCAGTGCTTCTACTTGTTGTCGCATAGTGATGCGAGCACGCCAAGCGTCTACCACGTAGATTTTATCGGCGCTTGGGTCTACTGCGAACACCACTCCTGCTGTATAGTCGTTCATTTCTTTCAGGCCGACTGCGGTGTCGTAGGAGGTAAGGTGTGGAGCGCCTTGTCCTGGAATGTCTGCGTTACGTGCGAATTTAATCCACGAGTCTTTTATTGGTGCTATTGATTCGTCGTGCGCTTCGTTTCTGAAGGCTCTGTTGAAGTCGACGCTGCCGATCTCTTCGAACCTCTCTCTCAGTGCTGCCTCATTCCATTTGAGCCATAGGGATCCGAAGTTAGCAGGCACTGCGTAGAACAGCACGGTGTAGGCTGGATTTTTCATCAGCTCGTGGTTGAGATCGTCCTTATGCCAGAGGGTACACACGCCCCATATTTTTCCGTCTGGCCCTAGTAGGTTGGTCCAGTCGTTCTTCCAGGCTTGTTTAATCTGCGCTCTTAGTGCTGGGAAGGCCAGGGCGTTTCTTCTATCCACCACGTCGTCCGGGAAGAGTATGTCCGCCCTACCTCCTGTGGCTGTGGAGGTAACGCCCACGGCTTCGATGCTTGCGTCTCTGTGTCTAGCTGGGCGTTGGAAGTAGATTTTATGTTTGGACCATTCGCCTTCTTCGTCGGGGTGGAGGTGTGGGAAGACCTCTTTGATTCTCGGGTTGGTTTCCACGTGTTGCTTTATTTCGAAGAGTCGTTCTTTTGCCTTGCCGTCTGAAGCGCAGATTATTTTATGTCGCAGGTTGAGGTTGCGGCCCAGTTCCCATAGCGGCCTGCCCACAACTACCTGGGTGGACTTACCGTGGTATCGTGGTGCGACGATGAGCACGCGGTTATGATTAGACATGGCTGAGTCCCACTCGTCGTGGAACCATTGTTGCTGTAGTGGTTTATTATTTTCCTCGTCGTAGAAGCAGTACTCCATGAAGGCTCCGAAGTTCTGTCTGGCGAGGCGCACGTGGGCTAGTTGTAGAGCGGCTACTCTGCGTTTTTCTTCGGCTAGGGATTCTGCTGTTATTCTTCTTGAGGGCGGCACGCGGGGCAGGTGTCCTTTTGGTGCTTTGTAGTTGGGGTGCAGGTTGCCGATCTCGTTCATGTTTTTTCCTTTACCTCTAACAGCCTACCTTTGCAGGTACGGGCTAGGAAGTTTCAATGCCCTGCTAACGTCACTTCGTACGATCTATCGTTTTAATAACAGAGGTTGCAGACGTGGTGTTGGTAACGCCACGGCCTGGCCTGTTCCTCTGTATTCTGCGGCGTACTCATTGAGCCATGCTATGGCTGTTTTGGAGGAGTCGTTTATAACGCCTCCGTACTTAACGGTGATGGCCATGCTTTCCAGGTGTTTTTGGGCGACGCGGATGTGTTTATCTTTGCAGCCGTAGTCGTACAGCTTCTCTGCCAGCGCCACTGGGTCCAGGACGTGGCCGGCGTACCAGAAGTGGAGCTCCATGTTGGCTCCGTACGCTTCGGCCTCGACGTATGCGCGGTATGCTTTGTTGAAGATGTACTTTCTGGAGTAGCCGTTGTCGCGTCTATTCTGTTGGATGTGTTGGTGCTCGTGTACGCAGATAGCTATTTGGCTTTCCAGGCGTTTGGTGTTGGCGTCTCCGATAGTGAACGGGACGTATATCTTGCCGAACAGTGTAGTGGTGAAGTCGTTCATGAATTTCTTACCGGACATGATGCCGAAGTCGTCCATGAAGTTAGCGACGGCGCGCATGAGTTTGGACTTCTTTTTATTCACCACTTTGGTATCGTATTTTTTTTGCATGTAATGCCAGAAGTCTATGACCAGTTCTGGCGATAATTCTTTAGTGGACATAATACCTCCTTATTAAATGCCGGAGATGTCTTCGGCTTCTTGCCAATCCACGTCGAGGCGCAGGTGACCGGAGTTGTAGAGGTTGACGATCGCTTTGGCGCGTACGGTTTCGTTCTCTCCGATGTCTGCCGGGTTAAGGCCGCACTCTTCCCACCATGCTTCGAACAGTACGGAGAGGAGCTTGGCGCGTTTAGAGTCATGCAGTATTTTTTCTTTTTGCGGCACGGGTGGTTCGACGAGCTTTACGGACCAGTGTTTTGAATTAGGAGTCATTTTCCGTGCAGTAATCAGCCGGTATACACGCCAGCGTGCCGTCTTCTTCGCAGCACGTCCAATCCAGCTCTACCGGTTCGGTGGTATTGCAGTCGTCCACTGTTTGCCATTCTCCGTCTGCGTTGCAGAGCTCTACTATGTTATCTCTGCATCTCATCTCTTCGGGTTGGCATTCGTTTTCGCAGCCTGTTATGGCGAGGAAGAGGAGGGTTAACCCCACGTAGGGGAGCGAAACGGAGAAAACGAAAACGGCCAGGGCGTTTTTTTGCATTTTGGGCCTCTATCTTTTCCTTTTGCCTGCCTTTGTAGCTTTGTTGCTGTCTTTTATCTCTTCTTTTGGTCGTTCGTTCTCTTCCACGGCCTCGTCCACAGTCGTTACTTCTGTTTTTACGGGCTTTGGTTTCCGACCAGGCGGTCGATTAGGCAGCTTATTGAACACGGTGGGTGTGAAGTGCAGTAATTTACCTGGCCCGTCGTCGTTGGGGTCTTGATTTTCGAACACTGCTGTTATTGGCCCGAATCCGGTGCGCTCGTCCACGCCGAACATGCCGTTGAGCAGGCCCATTAGGCCTACGTTGTACTCCATTTCCCCGCCCACGACGCTCGGGCCCTCTTCCGCAACTTGTATGGTGTCGTGTTCTGCCAGCTTGGAGTTGCACGGAACCCTTGTTTCTATCAAGGCCTGTACCGCTTCGCGGTCCAGCTCGAGCGCATTGTTCAGAATAGCCACTGCAATCTTCGGCGTAACGTTTTTGCGTAGCATGTTATCCTCCTTCTTTACCTTTCATTTTTTTGTGCATAGGCATACCGCCTGTTTTCCGATTCACAATCCTACCACGTTTTTTAAGCAGCCTACCAATCTCTAACTCAAGCTCGTTCCGTTCTTTGGTTAGGTCTTCTATCTCGCTCCTCAGCTCGGCGCGTCGGCCACCCAACACCTCCCCCGCGCTCACAAACTCCCGCTCGTGCTCCGCGTACTCCAACAACACCCGAATCGCGTCCAATCGAACTCCACACGAAGAACAAAGCACCTCCCGCGTACACTCGTCCACCTCAACATTCCTATGCCGACACTCACTCCTCCTCCTCACACGAATCCTTACACCACTAAAATCTACCTCCACCACCTTCCCACTACTCCCACCACTACGCATGGGCGCAGCCCAGCCGCGCCGCCGCGCCGTAAAAATTTTTTTTCAGCCAAACCATAATATCTCCTTTAAAACACCACCCCACTACCCAAAGTTTAAAATTTTTTTCCCACATAATAATACCCCTCCCTAAACCCACTCCTACACGCGTACAGATTTCTACCACCCATCCCAATGCCCTAATTAATCCATCGGTGTACGACCGAAGTTTGAATTTTTTGGAGACGGTTATGAGGGGGTGATCCATTCCATACTTAGAATACGTTACGAAAAAAAAAGGGACGGGGTCCGGTCTCGCTGGGTGTGGCTGACCCCCTGTGCGACTTTGTAGCGGGCTGTAAGGTTGCTCCGTTCCCAGGTAACTGGCACAAGGAGAACGCGAGTCAGGGGGTCGTGTGGTAGGGCGTGGGGGGGCATGGTGCGGTTGGCCATGGTTTACAGGTTGCAGGGCGTAGACGTGTACCAGTCTCTTAGCTGTACGCTTTGGTACAAGTAGCTGCAGCTCACTGAAGAAGGGGAGTGGCATGGCGTTGGTTACTCTCGGTTGCCATCAGGCGTAATAATCATCACATCGCTCCTGTCATGGTCCGGCACCTTGCCAGTAGTGCTGTATTCTATTAGCTCTTCCACGGTCCACGTCTCATATCGTTCGCTGCCGTCCCTGTTTTCGTTGATATTATCCGGCCCGCCTAATAACCTTTCGCCGAGCCGTACCATTCTGTCTATGCTCTGTGTTAGCTTATCAAGGGAAGTGGAGGCGCGTGGCAGCTCATCGGGGTTGGCGTTCTTCATCTCCTCTATACGCTGCTCCACGTCCTTCTTCATGAGTACCAGTTCCCCTGCCGCTGCACTAATGGCATCGGAGACTATGCCCATCTGTTCTCTTCTGAACTTAATTAAAGAAAGCTCTTCCTCTGCCTGCACTCTCGCCTGTACTCGCAGCCACCGTTTCTTGATTGGCACCATCCCCGCTTCTGGGCAGCCTACCCCGTCGATGTATCGCTTGGCCGTGCTCTCGGCCACGCCCACCACCTTGGCTACGTGCGCTATGCTCTGCTTCTCGCACCAGGCATCCCACATTCGGTTATACATACCGGCATCGACCTGTACCCTACCACTTAAACTCAAGTTCCGTTCTTCTAACAGGCCTGTACCGGTCTCTAAGGGGTGCTTCGATTCATTTATTATCGCAGGTTTCCTACCCCCCGCTGCCCGTCTCTTAGCCCTACCTTTAATGTTGTTATCTGTAGAACCCTTACTACCAGTAGATGTCCTGTTGTCATCTGCCCGTTCCCGCTCCCCGAGATCTGGTGGCAGGGCCACAGGACCATCGGCAGCGTTTTTCCCCAACTCCCCATCCGGTTCGTACGGAGTGACGTCGCCACCCCCCGACCCGTCTAAGAAAATAGAATCTTCATCTTTTTCCTGGTTATCATTTACTGTGTGGGCATCGAGGTCCAACTTAAAGTCGATTAAGTTGGTTCCTTCAACATAAGGGGTGTTAAGTTGGGAATCGAGAGAGGAATTGGAGTTAGTTAAAAGCTCCTCGCCTTCGGCGTGGTTGTTTTCAGTGGGAGGCGTTTGGTCATGGGGGAGGTGGTTGGGATGGGGTGTTATGTTCTGTATGGGGGAAGAGGTTAAAGAATCGCACTTGTGGGAGGCTGGCTCCGTTCCCTTATTCCCCTGTCGTTGTCTACGTTTAGCTAACGGACGGGCACCGGCCTCGGACAAGATGCTGTCTATCTCTGAAGGGTCCATTCTATCTCTCATTGAGACCTCCTGCTCCCTCGCCCAACTGAGCAGCTAATGTGCCGACGTAAGGAGCGAGTTGCCGCTTTCCGGTATCCCTCACCACTTCGAACAGGCCCAAAGCAGCGCCTCGAATGTAACCCGACAACGAGAGGCCACGGCGCGCTGCCTGAGTCCATAACTCTGCCTTCTCATCACTCGACACTGCCAAGTGGATGAGCTGGTCCCTCTTCTGCTCGGGAGCTATGGTAGGGCGGCCAACTTGCATAAATACAGTCTGCCACCAGTATAAGAAAATAGCAAAAAGATTTTTTTATGGCACCTCCAGCCTAATCCACCGGCTCCTCCCTCTCCGCATCGGTATCGGCGTCGATTTCTACCATCTTAGCTAACGCTACCTTCCTCGGAATCGCAGAGAACGCTACGCGCATCTTCTTGATAAACCTCTCACGCTCCGCCTCAGTCATGCCGGGCAGTAGCTCCTCCAATGTGGGTTGTGGCTTGTTGCTCATTGGTAACCTCCTGATGCACAGTTTACCAAATCGCATTGGCTAACCTTGCACAACCAAACTACTTATTTTTTGAAAGGGCTATCGAAAGGGCTATCGAAAGGGCTTTAGACAGGAGCCTAGCCTGGGCGGCGAACGGTAAAGACGGACACGTTTGCTAGCCCGTACTCGGCACACCTCTCGCACGACTTGCGATGGCGATTCTCCCAAGCGTGGCGTAGCTGAGCTATGTCCTCACCGTCGAGCAACGCATCGAGACGGAAAGGATCATGGGCACCTAGCGCGAATGGGCACTCGGGGTCGAGCGGAAAGGCAAAGTAGCTTTCATAGAGCGGCGACTTGTCTCTGGTTGTCATTTGGCATCACCTCCTTCCTTCACCTATAAGACGGCTGGCGGAAGTGCTATCTGACACTCAAAGGCATTTTCCTTCATTATTCTGGCAGTTTATGTCCAAGGGGCGCTATTTGACTGGATCATAGAATTATCGCTCATCGCTCCTCCAATGGGTGATCTCGAAGGTAGTTGGATATCCTACCGTTCCAACGACTTAACCA